TCACTCATACTCCTAACTTGCGAGAACTTCTGCATGAGAGCACGAACAGAACGGACCTGTTCACCAAGGCAAACCTCCGCCGACGGATAAACACCACTAGGCTCAACAAGGGTGATCCTGCACTCTTCCTCAGGATCATCGCCCAAGGCACCGCCTTGTAAGGAGTAAGCCTGGAAGAACTCCATTGGCACCTGCGCGGTATTAGTGGTATTCGAAATGATGTCATATACCTTCGGACATCCAAAGTCCATTCCAGGTAAAGCACGCGCAAAGACTAACACACTAGTATCCGCCGCAACCGCCGGTGCAGTTAATCTATTTACCACACTAATGCGCAACATCCCATTTGCCAATCCAATTGGAACAATCGTAGGGTAGGTAACATTCATAAACCTGCTGCTCAACATCGGCTGATCCTTTGAAAAACCCACAGTAACAAAACAAGAACTATCAGAGTCAATCTCAATAATCGAGTTCAAGGTAACGTTACTTAGGTCACCAGAAATAACGGGTGCGGGAACCCATGTAATCTGAACCGCGCCACGATGGAATTTTGACACTGGGATCACAATCTTATACTCCATATCCCCACGCCAATACTGGAAAGGCAAACCACAGTATCCCGCAGTTGTCATAACCGCGCCTGTAAATGGAGAATTCGCCGCTGTAAAGGGCGTAACAGGCAACGCAGTGATAATGGCATCCCCAGGGTTCATTGCCTCCGTCCAGACCGTGCGGTTTATCAAAGTCCAATGCGAAAAGATTTCATCCAAACTCGCCTCGTCAATCGGATTACCACCACCTAACCGAGGATCAATGGAAATACTATTACTAACACTGAGAGCAGCAACCTCACCAGTATCAATCCCATCCATATTAGCAATGTTCGAGAAGGGACGAAAGACCACAGGCGTGGGCTCTTTCTCACCGGTCTCTCTAGTAAATCCAAACCAATCAAGAGCGGTTGACGCCATCGCGGCTCCAGTGGCAAACGTACCAGCCATGGGCGCAAGAAAAGGAACGTAACTACCAATCTTTCCTGCAATCTCACCAGCCTTGCTAGCAATTTCTGAGGCTTTCTTACCGCCAGTAAAGCCCTTAATCTTCTCGTTAATCTGATTCCGTTTATCCTCCAACATCTTCTTTCCTTGTTGGTACGGTACGACCATGTCAAACTCCTCATCAGCCCAGGCATACACCGAAATATCCGCAGTAAGAGCAGTAGCACCAGAACCATTACCAATCGGTTGCAAACAGTAGATGAATATCTTCCACTGCTTCTGTACTTGAACATCCGTCAGAGACCCCCAGTCGTAGGGGTAACACCAGTCCAGATGCAGGGTCACGTCGTCTGCGCGAGAGAGATCGACCAAAGCGTGCGGCAGTTGCGCGGCTTGATACACATTCGGGTCGGCTACACTCACACCAGTAGTCGGAGTATCGCCATACGGACATGCCGCCACCAGGTAACTTCCATAACACCCCGCGGGTACCGTAGTTATGAGCTGGACTCTCAGACCCCCGCGGAAATAAGCGAAGTCCCGTGTTTTGTGCGCAACGGCGGTATTCGTAAAGAATAGTGTCCACGGTGTGTAGGAAGTAAGTGCGCTCAGGGGCGTGTCGGTCGAAGCCAAGGTGAGAGCGGCAATTCGTACCGGACGCTGCATAAATTTCCCCAACTCTGTCTTGGGCATCTTTTGGTTTATCACCTTCTCTGTGATCGTGGTTTCAACCTCCACATTCTCTGAAGAACCGATAATCTCACCGACTTCGTGTTCTTTCTTCAACTCAGGTTCACTGACTTTGACTGCCTCGTCAACGACGGGCTTCATAGATACTGCATTAGAACTCATTTGTTGTTTTTCTCTTCATTTAGTGCTTGGGTCAAACCGAACATCAGCAAGTGATCGGCGTCAGTAGATAAGGCTTCTACCAATCCCGGGTCTCCCCGCTCAGGGACAACTCTCCACGTCTGAAAGTTTCCCTCACACATCTTGGCTCGCACTTGGTGATACATCGGCACCTGAAAATACGAGTTCCCAAGATAGTCATACCGCACTGCTACATCCATCACTCGCGCGTATAACATACGGTACATCAATTCACCATGGTACGCCGCCTCGCGCATCACATCAGTCAACAACGTAGCCGAGTGATCTTTGTCTCCCAACGTCGAGCGGGTTCGAGCTACCAGCATCTTGACCAGGGTCTTCTTTGACAGGGGAGTCAAATAGTAACCCAACTCAGCATCCCACACGAAGTTGCGTTTCAAGAAGGCAACATCTGCTAGGACGCACCAATTGATCACGTCTCGTTTCAGTTCATCTGTTACAGTCCATCCAACATGTTTCAGATACAACTCCTGAATTTTTGACGGGTCGTAAAACTTTGCCGAGCGACTAACTGCTTTCAACGAGTCGTCTCCATATGTCGCAAGGGAGCAGAGCTTACGGAAATCAACGAAAGCAGGGGTGAATTCTCTCACAGACTCAACGGGGTCTAACCAAAAAGTAGCAGCCACGCGCCTAATGGCCAAGCGAATGGCCTCTGGCAAACCATTAGGATATTTCATCTTGTAGTACACCAAACGTTGGGTGTGGGAAACTCCAAGCGAATTAATCTGCACGGTATTACTGTTACCCGAAGGATTCTCAACCCCAAGAGCAAATAAGTCATTTTTGGCACAGTAAGTAGTATTACGCACAGCCTGGATTGACTTGTATGCATCAAGGGGACTCACTCCCAAAAGAAAGCCAAGATAGAAGTAAATCAAAGCTACAAAGTCCAAGTTCATCCCACTGGTGACCTTGTCCAACTTCTTCACATCCTCCGCCAAAAGACGATCTAACTCTGGATTCACAACCTTCATTGCCTCCACTAACTTCGTAGCCTCCGGGGACGTCATGTTCACCCCAACATAGCACTCCGAGACTTTCACATTGTCACGAATAAAACAATTAATTGGAGCACACGCCTCACTTGACACCACATTATGAGCTGCCGTCATACACTCAAACGTCCTAGTATCCAAGTCTCTGACCTTCTTAACCGAAACAACCTCATCTTTCAGTGTCACCAACGCCAATGGTGAAGGAATAGCAAATCGCGACACTTCGCGATACTCTTCCATTAAGTCCCAGAAGTTCTTCTCAAGAAATACCATGTTATCCTTAACCACCATAAAGTCCTTCTTCTTGCGATTAAACGGGGGTCCAACAGAAGTCTTCATATCAACGCCCCAAATGTGGGAATTTGGGATACCGCGAATAACTTCCTCCGCTGACACCGGACGATAACCAGATGTGTCACAATGCTCAAAAGGAAGCAAGTAATCAATCAGGGCCAACCAGGCATACTCGTAGTCCATGTCCATACGGTTAATGTACGTGAACATATTCGAGAAAGGAGACTTCCACAAACCATTACGCATTTCACCGGTCATAGCTGGAGGCATCCAGTACGGACTCTCACCACACCAATCTCTCTCCAGATCGCGGAACTCCTCCGCATGTAAAGTAGGCATGAAGGACGTCTTCATGGTTGCACCATGAATCTGTGGGACGGCTGTTCCATAGGGCACGACTTCAACTCCCTGTTGAGTGACTGCAGTCCACACCTCCGACTTGGCTGGGAAGTGTGCAAACCCCTGATCTTTCAACAAGCTAACTTGGCTTCGCGGAATCTCAACACCTTGCAAAATGCTGCTTAGACCACTAGCACCGGCCATCATGTCTAAGTAGTTCAAGATGGGTCCACCATAAGCAGCATCCGCAAAGATAGTGCTCTCCCACATCACTGCGTGTTGAGCAACAATACGCCAACCTTTACCGATGCGTGCAATGTAGATACCACCACATTCACCATCGAAGGTTTCCGTCTTGTGACTAATTACTAAGCCCACATGGGGTAGGCGTTTCATCTTAGCCTTCACACAGGTCTCCACTCGCTCCGACGTAATCAGACGTACCTCGTCAAAGTCTGAAACACTCTCATCGACTGTCCAAAGCATGCTGGCTATGGAAGGCCGCCCCACCAAGGAAGGCACCTTCACCAACACTGTTTCCCAACCAAGCTCGATGACATTCAAACCACGTTGAACCTTTACACTATAAGTCACACCACTCGAGACTATCTGCATCATCTCACCATCAACCGGAATGGCATGAGAAACAGTAGAGATCAAGTTATGTCCCCAAATACAGCCCTGCACGCGGACAGCACCTCGCACTACAACCATATTCTCCTGTGTAACTTTCAACAACTCCTCCAACGTATAGGTCACCCCACGACTTGGCAAACCAGGGACAAATTCTTGCCTAGCTCTACGCCAAGTTTGGTCGGGCAAACCCTCCACCGAATTGTCTGTCCTACCTTGTGCAACTACACTTCTCTTCTGCCACTTATACACGCCAGCCACTACTAGGCCCGTTAAGCTCAGAAGAGCTACCTGTTT